GCTTGTGTTTTCATAGTTTTATTTTTAAGTTATTGATTGTTAGATAGTTACTAAAATGGTAAACTATCGCTTTCGTCATCCGTATTATTAACTTCTTGTTCTGCTTGCGGTTGCTTGTCAGCTATTTGGATAGCTCCGTCAGTCCAAAAGCATTTGCCGTTACCTACATAGAATCTAGGGTTTTTAGCTTCTCTTTGCTCCTTAGATTGTGATACAAAGGCACTAAGGTTTTGCCCATAGTTGTTTGTATCTTCATTGATTGAGATAGTTAACTCAATTCCCTTCTCTCCTTTTTTCTCTAGTGTTTGGTAGAGAGTTTTTAAGGTTTCTTTTTTAATGTAAATACTGTTTAGTGATGCCATAATGTTTATTTTGTTTTAATTGTTTATGCTCCCTAGTTTTAGAAGCGAATAGTTAATTTTCCAATCTTCTTTTTGATTTAGTTCTATGTACTTTCTAGCTACTGTAAACCAATAGCAAGTAGATTCTTTTAGTATCTTTTCAGACTTTACTTTTCCCAGCCTGTACAAACCTTTAATATTATCTGAGGTGTCACCCATAATCATCTGTTGCCAGAATAAGAAACTCGAATCTTCATCAGTTAAGTAGATAGGTTCTCTTTGCTTAAAGCTTTGCTCATGGAATCCGTTATCATCAAATAGATAGTTTCCTTCAAAGTCTTTATCCTTTTGCTTGTAGTAACTCCAATAGAAGCCTCCTATTTGCTTTAAATCTTTGTCGGGGCTAACTACTATACAATTTGCTTTGCCTAGCTCTCTTGCTCTTATAGCTATTAAATCATCAGCTTCTTGTGTATCTGAAAACTTTGCGTCGTTTATCATATAATGATTTCTAAGTAACCATACATAGTTGTTACGCTTACGATTTGACTTGTAGGAAGGTGCTAATTCCTTTCTAAAAGACTTTGTGCAGGTAGTTATATAAAGCTCAGTCTCGCTTATTTCTTCAAACATAACTGAGTCCAAATATTCTACAATTTCAAGTACTTGCTTCTCTACTCGGTTTATGCCTTGGTTGTAGACTTCTTGAGGTAACCATTGCTTAGCCCCTTCTTTTCCATGTAAGGCAATCGCTTGGCGCATCTCTCTAATAGATACAACCTTATAGACTGCCTTGTATAGAATAGAATCGAGGTCGATTAATGCTAACATTATACTTGTATTTCAATACCACGATTAGTAAATAGTTTGTTCGCTTCTTTTGATACCTTGTAGCTTGGATTTGATTTCCATAATTCAGTAAGCTTTTCCTTTGTAGTAACTGCAATCAATTTGCCTTTTAATACTTCAATATCCTTTTCACTTAATTTAGGCAAAGGCTTTTCACTTATTGACTGCCCATCGTTGTCTTCGTCTGCTGAAATCCCAAAGGCATTGCATAAGGTATAACGCATCAAATAACTGTTAGTACTACCTATTGACTGTATCGGGTTTTTGTTTCCACTTGTATCCATTGGCGCGCTCATTTGCGTCTTTTCTTGATGTCCTGAATCATGCGTTACTACGCAAAAAATAGTTAGTTTGCCGTTTTCTTCTGTAGATTTAAAAGCATAGGATAAACCAAGCTTTGAGATAATAGGGTCTATTTGCTTTTGTATTTGTTGAAGCTTCGCAAAACTATATTCGGTTTTCATTCCTGTTTTCTTGGAAGTAAAACTTACCTTTTTGTCTTTTATGATTACAGGCTTTTGATCTTGAAATTGTGCAAAAGCATTAAAATACATTTTACGAGATTCCTTTTTTTCCCATCGTTCCTGTAGGTCCATAAGCTTCTCAAGTTGCTCAATACCTGAACCCTTTTCTATTGCCATTGCAATCAAGTCCTGTGGGTTGTTTATTTGTAATTCGTTCATAGTTTCTAAGTTTTAATATGTGTCGTTTCTAAGTTTTGATAAGGACCTGCTTAAGTCTAAGAAGCTTCTCTTTAAGGCTCCCGTTTCTTTGCTTGTTGTTGTAATGTCGCTAAAAGGTTTATCGTTTTTCCTAAATAACCATCCGTTAGTTTCGCTTTGCTTTACATCTTTTAATCTTGATAGGAAACGTTCTGCTTCTTTTTCTGCTTCTAATAAGTTTTTTAATTTCATAGTTTTTTGTTTTAATCGTTTATATAAGCCTCTTCGCATTCTCTATTGCAGAATGTTTTTTCGCATTCTTCTTTGCAGTAAAGGCATTTGTTTTCTAAGTCTTGATCGTCTTCTGGATTAGTCCATCCCATAATTTAAGGTTTAAAGGTCATTAAGTTTTTCTTGAAAATATGTAAGTTTATCTATATTTGCAGTTAACACTAAATCTCTTACAGCTTCAATAGTATCTTTATCAGTACATACAGTACTTTTATTACTTCCGTTTCCAAATGTAAACACTATCCATTCACATTTTTGGTTTCTTGTATCGTGTACTAAAGTTCTTAAACTTTCAATTTTTTTATTTAATTCGTTAGCTTTTTTTAGTTCTTCTAATTTCATAGTTTTAGTTTTTAAGTGAGTTTAAATGTAATCATAATAAACAATATAACAAACATTTTGACAGTTAAATACTAAGCAATATTTAAGGTAACTATCTTTACATATTGATCTGGTATTAGTCCAGTAAGTCGCAAAACCTTTACCTTTTTGTGATTGCTCATTGTATTAGTTGCGTTTTTCCAGCCGTTAACTAACGTTACTGACGTGCCTAATATGTGTATACAGAAATACCCATACTTTACATTAGGATCTTTAACCTTGACTTTGTAGGTTTCAAAAATAAGTTGTACATCTATTTTTTCTCTTATAACTTCCATGTTATTTTATTTTAAATTCTAGGTTGGTAATTGTGCTTAAGAATGTTTTAAAGTTTTCTGAGTTTATGTTAACTTCCTCTACTATTTTTAATTCTAAATCAGATTCTTTTGCTTTATTCATACCAATCATAAAATAAAACCCTTTATAATATCCTGTAGCGTGATAATAAAACTCCCAAAAAGGGTCTCGTAGTTCTGTATACACATCTAAATAACGAACATCATTGTTATTGTGTAATTTTTCTAGTAATGCTTCTACTTGCTTTTTCATAGCTTATATAGTTATAGTTGTGTTTTCGATTGTGATTGATTTAATGCCAGCAGCTTGGAAGATTAAGCGTAGCTCCTTAAGAGTTATCTTTTCAGGTTCGCTCATTAACCTATTCTCTAGTAAGAGGCTTAGATCGTCTGTGTTGGTCTTTAGTCTTAATAGTAATGCGTCTTGTAATTGTTCGATAAAGTTCATAGTGTTTGTTTTTAATTAAAAATAAATAATGAGGCGCGTAATATTTCAAATATGAATGTTGCTTTACTAATTAACGCAGGCGCAACCTTTATTTTGTACCTTTTAAACCTCACTATCTATTTATAAAAAGTTTTAATTTTTAGTTTAGTTCTTGTACTTTTTTCATAACATCAGTAACATCTTGATCTGTTTGATGTCCAAGAACATCGTTTGTAATAGGGGTATCGTAAGCGATAGAGCGTTGATAAAGAATTGCTACTTCCCACAAATCACTTGTAAAGCCGTAAGACCCTGCAAATTTTACAACACTAACACTGTATTCGTTTTTAAATTCTTCTACTGCTTGCACTCCGTTTCCAATTGGATGTGCTTTAAATACTAAATCTTTAAATGTTTTCATAATTTTAATTTTAATTTGGTTTAATTGCCAATGTGTAAATATAAACAATATAACAAACAAATAATGCGTTAATTTGTTAAAGTTTAGGCATAAAAAAGCCCCTTACAGAATTGCATGTAAAGGGCTAAACTAAAACTATGAAAGCACTAATATAATATTTTATTTGAAACGAAAGAGTAAAATAATAAATAAAACTAAAGAAATGATTGTGAGCCACATCCATAAAGGAGTTTTGTATCGAACTAAATCCTTAGATTTTAAGCTATCTTTTTTTTTAGCTTTGTAAATAGTATCGGTTTTGCTTTGGCTCATTCCTGTAAGCAATCTTAAGTCTAACTGATTGTTCTTAAGTTTTACACTTGCAGAATTAAGGCCAGATGATTCAAAGGTTTGTATTTCTTTGACGTTTCCAAGGCTATCACATTCAATGGAAAAGGTGTATTTTGTTTCTATGGGTTTGCTGACATACTCAAAGGACTTACTTATTAGCGTGTCGCTTGTTTGCGTGCGTTCTACGGTAGTTTCTTTTGCTTTGCATCCTAGTAGAAGTAATGTGATTAAAAGTGCTTGTGTGGCTTTCATAGTGTAAAGATATAAAAAAAGCTCCTAATGTTAGGAGCTTTTAATTTTGGTGTTTTATTTTAAAAATTCCATCCCACATATGCATTAATGCGGTAAGCTTGAAGATAAAAACTATTTATTGTATTTTTGTTAAGTCTTATAAATTGTTTTCGATTTTCTTTAGCCCTTTTTTTTAGTCGTTCTTTAAATGTTTTAATAGGTAAAACTTCTAAATAACTTTGATGCGGTGTATCCACATTACTAACAAGTTGAACATCATTAACAATAGAAACTACATCAAAACTAAAATCTTGACTCATTTCTGTTTTTTCTTTTTTCTCCAAGTCGGAAGTCTCAAAACCGCTTGCGAAGATGCTCATAGTAAACATCAACATAAAGAGAAACATTACTTTTTTCATTCTTAAATATTTAAAATTAGTACTAATTAGATAGCTAATATACGATTTTATTTGTTATATGGTTTAATTAAACAAAAAAACGTTGATTAGCTGGCTCAACGTCAAAAGCCTTTGAAAATCACAAACCAAAGGTAGATGACAAATATTATTTAATTTCTATCATTATTCCATCCATGTCTTTTAGGTAGGCTAACAATTCTTTAATAGATTTTGCGCTATCAGTTATATCCATTAAGCCGTCGTGATTTATATCCTTTAAAAATCTTCCTATACCTATGCAGCCTAAAGTATCTTCAAAGAAGTTTAACTTATGCACTAATATTTCAGATCTATTTGGAACATCTTGAAGCCATAAACAAGAACCAAATCTAGGTGAGTTGTGTTTTCTTGCTTTGTAGCTTCCTGTAGGAATACAACTAATATTGGTTTGATTATCCAACCAAGGCAATTCTAAGCAATCCCATTTTGCTATAACGGAATTATTAAAGCCTAACAAGTAAAAACTACCTATTGTTTGCTTTTCTTCTGGTGAGTAACGGTCTATTAATATTCTCATTTTTTACGGTATTTCTTAAGCTCTTCTAACAAGTTTTTATTCTCTAGTTTAAGCTCGACAACCATTTGTTTTAAATTGTTGTTTTCATTTGTAAGTGCAGACATTTCAGAATGTAATGCCTTTAAATCTTTTCTTTGATCTCTATTTTCTTCTTTAAATCCTTCTATTTCTCTGGTTTGAAAGTCTACTCTTTCGCGCAAACTTTTCATAAATTCATTATTCTGCTCCGCCATTTGTTGATATGCCTTGCCTATCTCAATATTAGCGGTGCTTTCTTTTGTTTTTTCTTCTGATTTCTTAAGATTCTTACCTCCAAAAAAAGCCACAATACCGCCAATAGCTCCCGTAATTCCTGTTATTATAATCCCTAAGTTGTCGCTGAATACGCTCATATCTCTAAATTATTATACCAACTATCTGGAATTTTACTTATTAAGGTCATTTCGCTTTCGTAGTTTTCATGCTTTAGTATTGCAAAGCCTTGTCCGTTTTGGTTGCTTGAATCACTCATAATATTTATATTTGCATACCACCAAAGTAAGAATCTCTACTTGGGTAACGGTCGTCGTTTTTGTTAGTATTATACTCAGGATAAGTCTGTTGATTATATGGCATAAACTCAATAAATTGATTTGTGTAATACTGAGCCAAATCTCTGTATTTAGTTGTCAAGTAATCTAAATCTTCTATGCTTGCCAGTTCTGCTGTTTCGCTTGTATGCCTTAAAACTCCCTTATTAGTTATCTCAAATGCTCCTACCTTAATGTAGTCTACCATCGCCCAGTATAGTGTCATGTCCTTAACAAACTTATCTAGTAGTATCTTTTCAGGGTCTGTGTTATCTCCTGTAAAAGTACCGTTTTGGCTTCCGTTGTTGGTTACATAGGTTTGCAGGCGTTCGTATAGCTTTGTGCCTAAATAGTTTTGAACATGTATCTCTTGTGCTATCTTAACGAACTGTAGAAACTTGTCAGGGTCTACCGAACCGCTAACTATGCTGTTAGCCTTTATATCATTCTGCGTTACAAATAGTGTTGTTGCCATACTTATCTTTTATATCCATTGTTAGGCATGTCCTTAGGCTTGATAGCAACCTCTCTTGGGTTTCTTACTCTATAACCTTCTCGTTCTGCTTTGCCTGTGCTTATACGTGGTGCTAGTGGACTCTTAACGTCTATGCTACCTTTT